GTCGAGTCAAAAGCTCGCAGCATGGGTTGGAAGCCCAAGTCAGAATGGAAGGGCCCGACTGACAACTGGATCGATGCTCCGGAGTACGTGGAGAAGGGCGAGAGCCTGATTCCCTTCCTGCGGAGCGATCGGCAGAAGCTTCAGGGGGAGCTGTCGAACACGACCCAGAAGCTCACCGCCACCGAACAGAGGCTGGCCGCTGCGGAAGCGGCGCTGGAGGAGATTCGCACTTTCAATGCTGACATGGCAAAGGAGCGGAAAGAGCGCAGGAAGGCAGAGATCGGCGCGGAGCTGAAAGCGGCTCGTGAGGCTGGGGATGACGTGAAAGTGGCTGAACTCCAGAACGAGCTGGGGGAGGTTATCAAGCAGGCACCGGTGAGAGAGCCATCGAAGACCACCACCGCTACGTCTCAGCCGGCGATCCAGCCCTGGGTACAAAGCTACATCAACGAGAATCAGGAATTCTTCCAGGACGGCGATCGGGTCGCTCTCTTCAACAACGAGATGCTGCGCCGGCGGAAGGCTGGCGATACCCGAATGGGAGAAGTTGAAGGTGTGGCTCTCTTCAACGAGGCGGTACAGGCGGTGGAGAAGAAGCTGGGCGGAAATGCCCGCCGGCAGGCCGCTTCGAAAACCGAGGAATCTCGTCGAGGTCCTGGCAACGGTTCTGGATCATCGAGCCGTGGTCAGTCCTATGCCGATCTCCCCTCCGACGCGAGACAGAAGTGTGACGCGCAGGAGTCTCGGTTCGTCGGCGAGGGGAAGACCTTCAAGGACCAGGCTGCCTGGCGGAAACACTACGCGAACGCTTACTTCAACGGTTAGGAGACAACCATGGCTGACGATCCGAATGCAGGACTGCCGCCCGAGCCGCCGGCACCTCCTGGTCTTATAACCCCACTCGACATGGGGAATGCGGCGCCTCCTCGTGTGCACTCGATGCCCGATCAGGCACCGAAATCTCAGGAGGAGAAGCAGGCGTCCCGCTCGATCACTCCGGAGAACAACCCAGCGGAGACCTTCGACCAGGCCTTCCAGCGTCTGTTGACTGAGCGTGGCGAGCGTATCTCGATGAACACGCCCACTCGGAAGCTGGAGGTTCCGCCGATCGAGGGCTATCATCTGCACTGGTTCGCCGAGTCGAACATTCCCGGCGCACTTCGCGCCTGGTATGAATTCGTCCGGCCGAGCGAGATGCCGACCATGGATCGACTGATCGGTGGGCGGAGTCCTGATTCGAGCTCGACCGATCTGGGTCAGAGTCAGATCTCTCTGATCGGCGGCACAGGACCGACCGGCAGGCCGGAGGCCTTGGTCCTCATGAAGGTCCGGAAGGAATTCTACTTCCAAGATCAGAGAAAGATCGCCCAGCGGAACCTGTTGGTCCTCCAGCAAATCTTCCACAAGAAAGCGCCCTTGAGGGCGGAGGGAGAGAGCGAGGGTGACTACAACATGCGGTATACTCGCGAGGCAATCTTTGACATGTCCAACGGAAGGTTCCGGCCTCGAGCGGCCTGACCACTTCCCCGAATAGAGATTAAGTCCGACCTGAAGTGAAGTTGAATAGAAGATGAACACAAAATCCTTTAATACAAACCGTGGAGAACTCTCATGGCAAACGCCAACAGAGTCAACGGCTTCACCCCGGTCGGATATCTGAATGGTTCCGACTGGGATGGCCGGGCTCGAGTCTATCACATTCCCGCAGCGAACACTAGCCAGATCGCTGTGGGTGACCCAGTAAAGCAGATCGCCGGCGCTGACGCAGCGTTTGGTCTGCAGAGCATCGACATCGGGGCGTCGAATGCGACACTGGTTGGAATCTGCATCGGATTGCAGAAGCCGCCTCCGCAGGGCACCCTGCGCGGCGGTATGGGTCCTTGGGTGGACCCGACCAACCTCAACCAGGTTCTGGTACGGCCGGCAGCGGCTCAGACCCAGGACTGGTACGCCTTGGTCGTCGATGATCCGAACGTGATCTTCGAAGCGCAGGAGCAGACCAGCGGCGGGGCTGGCGTGAACTTTGGCGCGAGCGCAGCGAGCAAGACGGCGAACTTCGGTCGCCTTGCTGCCGGCGCGGTAGCACCAGGCTTCCTCAGCCCGAGCTATATCGACAATCTGGGAACAGGCACTCCTCCGAACCTGGGGACGAGCAATTTCAAGCTCATGGGCTTGAAGCAGTCAATCGACAATGCCTTCGGGGCGTGGCAGCGCTGGTGGGTGACCATCAACAACCACGCCTACCGACCGGGTAGTGTCGGCGTCTGATCAACCCTCACCAGAATAGGAGACAGCAAAAATGGCTGGTGGAGTAATTGTTACCGGGAGTCATCCGAAACTCCTGTGGCCTGGCGTCAAGGCAGTCTGGGGGCAGATGTACACTCAGCACCCGGACGAGTTCCCCGACCTCTACGACATCGACACGTCGGATCAGGCCTGGGAAGAAGACGTACAGGTGACCCCGTTTGGCCTCGCCCAGTTCAAGGGCGAGAATGCAACTGGCTACTACGACACGGAGACCCAGGGACCTGTGACGCGGTATACGCACTTTGCGTACTTCCTCGGGTACAAGGTCTCGTATGAGGAGCTCAGCGACAACAAGTATGAGGTGGTGAGTCAGCGCCGGGCGAAGTCGAACGCCTTCTCGATGATTCAGACCACGGAGAACATCTCGGTCGTCCCGTACAACGATGCCTTTGCCGGCGCGTTCTACCTGGGCGGCGATGGTGTGAGCCTGGTCAATACGGGCCATCCGAACACCTCGGGTGGGACGTACAGCAATCGACTGACCCCCGACGCCGACCTGCTCGAGTCCTCACTCGAGGATATCACGATCCAGATCATGGGGACCCAGAACGACCGTGGTCTCCTGGTCAACATCATGCCGCTCTCTCTGCATCTCCCCCGCCAACAGTGGTACAACGGACACCGCATTCTGAAGAGTGTCCTGCAGTCCGGCACTGCAAACAACGACATCAATGTCCTCAAGGCGGTCAACGCCTTCCCGAAGGGCATCAAGATGAACCACTACTTCACCGCCTCCAACGCCTGGTTCGTACGGACGAACTGCCCGGAGGGGATGAAGTTCTACTGGAGAGAGCGTCCGAGCTTCGCCCAGGACAACGACTTCGATACGATGAATCTCAAGGCGAGGTCGTACATGCGTCTCTCCGTGGGAAACACCGATCCTCGGGCTGTGTTCGGGAGCAATGGGCCGTAAAGGAGGAAGATACTCGGATCGGGTTACGATCGGTGTAATCCGATCCGACATTCCGCCCTCTTCCCACTAGGAGACCTCTATGACTGCTCCTGCTTCTCCGTCACCTGGACGTAATACCTCCGGGTGGACTTCGGACCCGCCTTACGGACCAATGGCGGATTCTGGGTATGGAAACCCAGCCTTTTATCACTCGTTCTTCGACGACTTCGATAACTCGTTCGGCGCGGCAGGGCTGTATACAGTCTCTGCCGGCGGCGCCGGATCAGTTGCCCACACCGCTGGAGATGGCGGTTTGGCCCTGTTCACCACGGCTGCGGCGAACGGGAACTTCGAGTCGATCCAGCTTCCGGCAGCGAGCTTCACCCTCCCACAGGGTGCGCTCGCCGGCAAGAAACTGTTCTACCTCACTCGGCTGCAGCTCGGTGATATCAACGCCTCGGCTTTTATCGCTGGGCTGACGAATATCACCGCCACGCCCTTCGCCGGTATTGCGGATGGGATCTACTTCACGAAGGCGAGCGGCGGGACCGTGCTGAATATCGTGAGTGCGGTTGGCAGTACGCTGACCACAACTCCGATCCCGGTCGGAGCTTATAACTTCGTGAACGCCACGAACATCGACCTGGGTTTCTACATCGACCGGCAGGGAAATCTGAACGCATTCGTCAGCCCGAACATGGTTGGTTTCGTGCCGCAGAGCGGTACGGGAACGACTTTGCCGACTCGTGGGAGAGTGCTGACAGTCTCAGGGTTGACCCTGAGCGCAGCGAACCTTTCTCCGATCCTCGGGGTACAGACCGGTGCAGTCGCCGCCAAAACCATGACGGTTGACTTCCACTGCGCGCAGAAAGAAAGATGATTATTCAGATTCTGAAAGATACAGAAAAGAATCTCTCGCTGATCGTGCGAGGCTTTACGCTTGCGAATTTTGGCCCGGAGCTGATACTGGACCTGGAAAAGGTTCGGGCTCCGAGAGAAGGCTGGAAGGGCGTACGTCTCGAAACGATCGTATGGCTGATTGAAGAGAAGATGGGACTTTATCTCCTGTGGGGTGACGAGATTGAACATCTCGCCATCCCTATGGAGAGCAGGAACTCACTTCGGTTTGACGAGGGATATCCTTCTCCGAGAGTTGCCGATGGGTGGAAGAAGAAGCTCTATATCTCAAGCTTCAACTTTACCAAGGATAACCCGTCTAGCCAGTTGAAGTCGTTCTTCCTTCTCATCGACCTGGACAAACAGTAATGACGACACCGGCGACCGAGAATACAGCCTACGCTATCATCTGCGATGCGATGCGGGATGCAAAGCTGTTGCCGAGAGGGGATGATCCAGATCCGGAGGATCTCGCGGAGTACACTCGCCGGTTGAACCAGCTGATCAACTTCATCATGACCTCTGGTGGAGGGGTGAGGCTGTGGCTGCTTCAGGATACGTCGGTCGTGCTGACACAGGGTCAGGGCCTCTATACTTTCGGCCCGACCGGCACGGTTGTGATGCCCAAGCCAGCGCAGATTTACGACCAGTACTACCTCTACCCCGCGTCGAGTGGCGCTAATCGACGGCCGATCTTCAAGATTTCCCGTCGTGAGTGGGATATGCTCTCCACTACGACGCAGCAAGGCCCAATCACCCAGATCTTCGTTGACCCCCAGCAGAGCCTGCTGGCGGTGAACACCTGGCTGATTCCGGATGCGAATGAGGCTCTGGGTACTCTCCACTTGGTGCTTCAGAACCAGATCACAAACTTCGTCGGCATCACCGACGGGATGAACTTTCCACCTGAGTGGGCGATGGCACTGCATTGGGGGCTCGCCGGCGAGATTTGCAACGGCCAGCCGCAAGCCGTGATTAACTTCTGTGTCGGAAAGGCCCAGTACTACCTCCAGGAGCTCCAGGATTGGGACCAGGA